TCCATGCTTTGTGTTATTGTTTTCATAGTTCTTTATACTTTAAGTTTCTGTCTGTGTAGAAATGGCTAGGGTTTGAACAATGCTTGTTGCCACAGGACATTTTGATGGCTAAATGATCTATGGGTTCCATGTGTATTTCCATGTATAGCAGTCTATTGCTTTGTGTCATTTGTTTGTTGTCATTTTTAAATGCACCAAAGATGTTGCCAAATTTGTTACTACTGCCTACCCAAGCCCAGCAGGCATCTGGATCAGTTTTGACTATGCGTCTATGTAATGTCTCTGAATTCCATGACCAACTGCCGATTCTATGTGTGGTCTTTCTCATCCAACCAGGGCTGTAGCCTTTTGGCCTTCCCATTGGTTTCTTTGTTTTTTCCATTTGTTATTTGCCTTTCTATGTGTATTATTTATTTATGTATTTCATTATCTGCGTAGATAAAAACTTGTGTTACACTATATGTTGTTTGTGTGTTTGTTGTATCAACAATTCATAATCAAACTCTAAGTCAAATCCAGTGTTATTTTTAATGTAGTTTCTCAAGGAATCTATGTCTACTAAATCTGCTGTAGTCCAACCATCATGTTCTAAAAAATATCTATTATTAGTTTCTATCAAATACATCATTACTTGATCTAACACAGTTCTTTCTAAATCTCTATATAAACTGGTTTTTTGTTTACCTGATATAGGTAGTGTTCTAGTTGTGCCATTCTTATCTGTTTTAGTTCTTTTTTGTGTTTGGGGTTTGATATAAGTCCATATCTGTTTGATATCTTGTTTAAGACCAATTATAAATTCGTGTTGTTGTAAGAATTTAATCTTGGCGATATCTCCATTTAGTTCTTGGAAACTAGCACTTCGTGTATATGCACTTATTTGTCCTCCTTGGAATAGTCCATTAATAATTCGTTTAATTACTTGTATATCAACTTCTGCTTCTTGGGCTAATTGCTGTCTAAATAATGTTCTGTTCTTAATATATTCGTTGATATAAAACAAATATTCATCCATGCCTAGTTGTTGACTGTATTGAAGTAATAAAGTTGGACAACTACAAACAATGTCATAGTTATGTGTTAGTCCAGAATCTATTAGAACTTGTTGTTTTTCAATGCGTCTTTGGTTTTGTAGCCAATGCCACTTTCTGCTACTACTATCCTTGTATTCAATGCCTGTGTTTAGTTCTGTTTTGAATTTATCACTGAGATGTGTTACACTATATGTTGTTTGTGTGTTTGTTGTATCAACACATTCCTCAAGGAATTTTAATCCATTTACATTTAACAAATATTTCTTAGTAATCTTTAAGTCTTTGTTATATCTCTCATCACAACAAATCAATAACTGGTCACGCAAATATCTGCTAAGTGCGTGTTGTTGATTGCCAAAGTTATCTCTGTGATGTATCCATCTAGTGCCCAAGGCCTGTGGTCTAAGTTCTCGTAGATATTTCTTACAAAAAGTAATTGCTTGTATAACTCGTCGTTGTGTTCTTGGATCTTTGAAGTTGGGTTTATATGTCATTTCTATTTGCCCAATATTCTTCTGCTCGCACTTGATCTCTAATTAAATTTATTAACGCGACTTGATTACCTGTGTTCATGTATTGAAGAATTAATCGTTGTCTTTGATATTCACTCATTGGTTTTAAAGGAACATCATCCAATCTTGAATTTTTATTTTCTTCAGGTTTTGGATTGTTTCTTATTAGTTCAATGGCAGTAATTAATGGATGTGTCATAATCCTAGAACCTTAACCAATTTATCTACGCTTTCCTGTAGTGTATCATCCACTGAGACACTACGGGGTAAACTGTCAGCGTCAATTAAGTTCTCTTTGATATTATACACTTTGATATGTCGTTGCTGTATGACACCGCCTTTAGTTTTGTAGTGTAAGTTATCAACGACTATGCCCCAACCTAGGTCAAAACCTTTGATCACATTGGTCCAATGTGTATAGTTCTTGTTGTTGTGATCTACATAACTATGTGCGATTTCACTTAGAGTGTTAATCATAGTTATAGTAGTCATATCGCTGTTAGTTATTTTGCTAGTGCTTTCATCGCATTTAACAACTAACCACGGTCCCTGTGCAGATTTTTTTGTCATAAGTCTTTCTTTCTATAAAAATGTATTTGCCAATACTTGTGTTAAATGTATTTATGTATTATAGTCTATTTCTTGGAGTTAGTCAACAGATAATTTAGCCAAAAAAAAGCACCAAATAAATGATGCTTTTTAATCTAGCATTGCGCTAGAATGTAGGGGACTTTTGAGGTTTCATATACTTTGGCAAATAACGAGAAAGGAATGTCTTGCGACATACAACACTTGCCCCTACAATGTATTTAGTTTAATTCTTCTAACTTCTTTTGCCGCAGAAGTATTTCTTTTTGAAGTTCTGTTCTCAGTTCTTCGGCAGTTAATTCAGCGCGAATAACTTTTATGGCATCTGCAATTTCATTGCCAGTGTATAGTTGATAAAGTTCACGCACTTTAGTTAAGCAGTCTTGGTTCATAGTTTTTTATATTCGGTTGGATTAGATTCTATATAATCTTTTATAGTTTTACCATTACAATTATGTGCTTGTGCCGCCGCTCTCATTGAAGGAAAAATTCCTAAAGGAGTTTGGACGGGAACAGATCTTGATCCAATTCCCCCTTTGGCATATCTGTCTTTCATATTATCAAATTGAGTGCCTACAAATAAATGATCAGGATTTACGCATTTAGGATTGTCACATTTATGACAAACATATAGATTATCAATATCCATATTACCGATATATTTGGCACTAAATCTATGTGCTTTCCAAACTTTATCATTAAATCCAAATTGACCATAGCCATTCGGTCTATTCAATGATCCTGTCCATTCCCAACAATCATTCGCATTAGAAGTTTTATCTACTTTTTTCCAAAAGTCTTCTATAGTATTTTTTCTCATAAGTTGTGTTATGTTCTACGCTGAACATAGTGTATTATACTATGTCAGCGAATTAAAGTCAAATTAAGCGGAAGCCATAATTTTGTCACCAAAGTTATGACCCAAATTATTAAAGGCACTAACATAAGTTGGATCTTGTTCGCACATACGCTTCATACCTGCCTTGAACATTTCTGTTATGTCTAACAAATCAACCAAGTGAGAAACCATTTTGCCTTGAGCACCTTGACCAAGTCGTTCTAAACCACTTGCTGTCATTTCTTTCATATCATTCAGTGGCAACCAAATAAAGAACTTTGGGCCTTTATTTTCTGGCATAGCCCACCATAACTCACCAAATGATTTGGCTTGCTGATCTTTAACATCAGTAGTGACCATAACAGCCACTTTAAGTGGGATGGCTAACTCTGCGTTGAACACCGTGCCAGTAATAATGGCATTTGGAATGCTATTAGCACGAATATATTCACCGTGCGTCTTACCTTGATAAAGATTATCATCACTTAAAGGCATAAGTGTAATAGAACTCTTTTTTGCTTTAAGTTCTGCGATCTCTGCTTTGCGATTTTTTGCTTGTCCCATTTTGTAATCTCCTGATTAGTTAGACAGGCTTATTCTGCGAAGTGCTTTTTACTGTCTATGTATGTATTATAACATCAAAACTAATTTAGGCCAATTAAAAAAACCTGCCATAGCGGTGCCGCAAACAGCGAAAAAAGTGTTGTTTTTACCACGAAAATGCTAAATGGCTCTTAAATCACCGGTTTAGTAGATTTGAAGTATCGTAGCATTGATTTTGTAAAATAAAGGTGTTATAATGATTTTATGAAAAATCCATACGAATGTGAATATTGCGGATCTAATATTGAAGTAGGACGCGATCATATTATACCAAAAAGTTATTCAGGCACAACTTCTTTTCAAGATACAGATACTAACCCTATGGTTTATTGCTGTAGAAATTGTAATTCTAATTTAGGCAATCGTGCTCCGCATACTTTTGAAGGCAGAGCAAATTATCTTTATAACAGATTAAAAAGTAAAAATGAAACATTACTTAAAATTGAAGATTGGAATGAAACAGATTATATTGGAATGAATCCAAAGTTTGCTAAAAAGATTCGGCTTAAAGAAGAAAAAAAGAAATTACTTCGTAAAAGACTGGAAAATCTAGATAAAATTAGATTTGGATAGTGCGAAAATATACCCTTATACTTTAGTATGAGTTGACACAAAAGAAAGCCCGGGAAATATGCCTAAAACCCGGGCAGTCTCATTTTCAAGGATATACTCAAAGTCTGGTTAAAAACTTTAAGCACTAGTATTTATGTAAACTCTCCTTGTGGCATGTTGTCTCGGGGCTTGCCCAATGTAGTGCCAATGTCTATTTCAAATTTAGTTTGTAGTGCGTCATAGTAGCCCATGGTAAACAATCGCTCTTCTGCGGTTTGTTCTACGGCACAGGCTCTAGTGTGTAGAAATGTGCGCTGATGTCTTATTTTACTGGGTCTGCGTGGCACAGCCCAACATTGTTCAAAGGGCAAAGGATCAGCCCAAGCCAAAAACTCTTGAAGTTTTTCATCAGGCACATAGTAAACTGTCCACCAACTACTTGATTTTTTATCTTGATAAAATACTTGGTCTTCTATTACAGGACAGTCCCATGGTAGTGCATTGAGCACAGCATAGTTGTAGTTGTCTGGTTCAGGTAAACTGTAATCAGTTATAGTAGTTAAAGGTCTAGTCCAACCAATGTGCTTTGCTATTGCGATCCTGGGATCGGCGATGGTAATGTTTCTAGGCATTACCCATTTTAAGTCTCTTTTCATACTACTACTTAGTGGGTAATAATGTATCCTATTACAGCCAAAATAGACGCTGTAATTGTGCCTATTGTAGCAGTTAACTGTATGAACCGAGAATTACTTTGTTTTTCCAATAACAATTTAATGTCACTGAAACCTGCCTGCATTTGTGCTTTGAGAGCGGAAAGGTCACTTTCCACTTTGTTAAGTCTTGTTTCTAAAGCATCGAACTTATCTTCAATACCCTTGTAACGAATGGCGCATATTTCTACATGCGTGGCTAGATCTCGTTCTTCTTGACTCATTTTACGCTCCTACTGGCACTACTGTTAAAATAACACTGGGAACTGCTGGTATAGGTGCCGCTGCCGCAACATAGTCTAATAAGACATTGGTATCATCAGCCGCCCAAGCAAGTTCATAGTAATCACCTGCTGATGCACTGACAATATAATTCCAGGCTGCCATAATTCTTTCACCATTGCCAGCAATTCTGGTATCACCTGCTGAATCGGCTACTGCTGTGCCATTCTTCTTTAACCAAATAAATGCGTTGTGTGCTCCACCTGTTGTTTGATTTAACTGAGCACTGAACTGAATGTTATATATGCCAGCATTAGCCATAGTAATACGACTGAGTGTTGTGCCATTAGTGACAATACTAATACCATTACTGATACCTGTGTTATTAAATGACATTAAGTTTTCTGCGTTGGCCACTGGATTGGTTTGATCCTGTGTGCTGTATGCTTCAATATATTGTCTGCCATAACTAATCTGCCCACCAACTAATGGATTACCTGCTGTGTTTGTCAATGTGGCTGTTGTGCCATTCAATACCAAATAATTATTACCAGCACTACTTTCCAAAGTAATAGTATCACTGCTTATAGCAGCCACAGTTTTAGTTAAGTTTAGTAAGTTAGTGCCATCACTGTGTTGAAACAAGTTTTGGTCACTGTTGTATTGTGCCAATGTATTGCTTAAACTACTTCTTATACTGACAGTATTTGTGCCAGTGTTAGTAGTTAAAACTTCAAATACATTACCGCTAACACTGGTAGTATAATCTTCTGTAGTTTTAAATCTAACAATACCAGTGCCGCCACCTGTGCTTGTTCCAATAGCACCTGTTTGACCATTTACTTGAATTTTAAATATTTCGTCATTGAGTTTTAATGGTGCTCTACGATTTGTTACTACACTTTTTCTTGAAGTAGTAACAGTCATACTGTTACCACTGCCCTTTAAACCATAGTCATCTGGACCTGCAACCATGGCCACAGGTGTGCCACTGCTACCTAATAATACACCTGCTGTTTGGAATGTAGATGCTATTGTGTAAGTTCCAATACCACCTGCTGTATAAAAATTGATAGCAGTTGCTGCCAATGGTGCTGTTAAATTGTTGCTGAGTGTAATAGTTGTTCCACTGATAGTAATAACAAATGTATTAGCAGGAATACCAGCGGCAACAACGAATTGTCCTTCATCAATACCAGTAGCACTAGCCACAGTAATTGTTGGTGTGCCACTTGTGCCAGTAGCAGTTGTAGTTGCTATGGCTGCACTAGTTGCTGTTTGTTGACTTTGAATAAAATATGGAGTAGTATTGCTTAATGCTGTGGCACGAATTAATTGGCCGCCACCTGCGGCACCAGCGTTTGTAGTTCCATATAGCACACCACTGCTTACTGCTGTAACAGTTAATGTGTTACCAGCGGCACCTGCGCCATTGTCAATATAGCCTGTAAAACTACAAGTATCTTGATTGGTAACTCCAGATATACTTAAACTTAAACTTGGTATTTGAAATGTGCCACCACCTCTGCCTTTATAAACAATATTACCAGCAGTATTAACAAAAGTATTATCACCAGCATCAATATTACCTGTAATCCAGTTTAATTGACTGTTGATTGGAACTGTAACAGTATTCACTGAAGTAGTTGATGGAGCGCTTTGTCCAGTGAGAAAACTAACTTGTCTACTTGTAGCACTGAATTTATTGCCAGGTGGTGTTGTTAAAAATATAAATCTACCACCGCCTGCTGTAGTGCCAACACCTGTAATAGTTGTTGAACTAACTGCTGGAGGATTTGTTCCAACACCATTGTAATTTATTGATACTGTATAAGTTCCAGCACCACCAAATGTGTTTGTGCCATATGCTGTAATAGTTGTGCCAGCAACAATGCCTGTGCCTGTTAATAATTGTCCAACATGAATTGCACCGCTGGTAACTGCTGACACAGTCATAGTAGTTCCACTGATACTACCTGTAAATACACTGGTTTCAAAGGCAGCGGCTTCTGCTGTTTGTGCTACTAAACCTGTTTGTAATCCAACACCGTTTTCACTACTCCATCTACTACCATCATAATAACCACCAGCCATAGTGCCCACACTTGCTCCAGCGGCATTAACTGCTGTAGGTGTTACTCTAGTTCCACGGCTAGATTCTAAAACAAAGTTAGCAACACCAATAGTATTGCCTGTAGCATTATTGCCGCTGTTTAGTCCGTATTCTCTAACTACAACACGACCGAGTCTATTTGTTGTAGAATTATCAAAGAAACCTGCTACTGCACTTTGTGTAGAACTTAGATTGGTGTTGAAAACTAATACATCACCATTACTATCTATTGGTTTACCGCCACCTGTTATTGTTTTAATTGTGCGTTGTCCGCCACCTGCGGCATATAATACGCCACCTGATGAATATGCTGTTGTTGTAATATTAGCATAACTTACTGAAGTGTTTGTTACTGCTGTTACTACAACTGTGCCATTATAACCAGAAGGAGTTATACCTACTACTATAATAGTTTCACCAACTACAAATGGAATAAACCCTGGATCTGTAAATGTTATTGTTGCTGTGGTTCCATTACCACTGGCACCGGTTACAGTATAAACACCACCTACTTGCATGTTGTTATTGACTCTGACTTCACCAGTCATAGATGTTAATGAATCGTCAATGTATAGAACGGCTTGTCCAGAAGTAGCATTACCACCTGTTGATGTCATCCTAACATCAAAGTCTGGACTACCTGCACTACTGTGAAAATCAATGTATGGACTGCCTGCTATTGCTCTACCAGGCTTACCAATTTCAATCTTACCATTATCGCCTGGACCTGCTTCAATAACTACTTGTCCATCTTCACCACTGTCAGTGGTAACACTGCCAGAAGTAACAATATCACCTGTGGTAGCATCTATTGTTGCTACAGTATCGCCTACTGCGAGACCAAATTTTACTTTAAATTTTTCGTTTGCCATAATTCACACAATCCTTATGTTTAATCTAAACTAATTCTGGCTACTGTAAATGTAGTTGAATTAGAACTTATTGGGTTAGCAAGAATAGAAGTTACTCCGCCTGTGCCCGTTACTGTAAATGTCGCTAATGCTACACTTGAATACATTTCAGCATATGTAGTTAAGAATCCAGTAGTTCCGCTACGGAACGCTAATGCTTCTAACATATGCACTTCACCTGTGACATTGTCAATAATTTTGATAATTGCTTTTTGACTTACTCTTGTAGTGCCACTTATTTGCACAGGGGTTCCTGCTACAGTTGTTGTAGTTGTCTGCGTATTGTAAGTAGATATACTATCTACAATATAACTGTCTGCATTAACATCATTATTAACTAATAAATCATAGCCAATAGTTGTAGTGCCGCTAACAGTTGAACCAATATTGGTAGCAGTTGCCGCACCACCTATGTTTAATGTAGTTGCTGTGGCGTTTAATAAATTAAATGTTGTTTGCGTAGTAGTAAGGTCATTGCCGTTTACTGCTAAGTCATTAGGTAAAGTAGCACCTGTGCTATCAAATTCAGCAACCAATGTATTAGTTGAACCATTGTCAATACTTGTGCGTAATTCTATTTGCGGAACTGTTGCGCTATAAACACCAACTACACTAGCATATTGATTTGATTGTCCAGCACTACCGCTTGGAGGTGCTTGTGTATCACTGACAACTTGGAATGATAGTGCAACACCTGCTCCGTCAGCATAAGTTCCAACGCCCGGTGTGCTAGGTGCCGCATTGCTATAATCTTTGCGTAGATATAATGATGTATTAAATCCTGCTATTGGACTTAATGGACGATAAACAAATGCATTTCGTTCAAGGGAATCAGTTGTAATAACTCTATTCTCATTAATCCATTCGCCATTTAAGTATGACAACAACTGTCCATTGTAAAATGGTGCTGTTAAATCAGCATTGATAAAGTCATACCATGTTGTGCCGTCAGCACTCCATTCAAAACTATCAGTGGTTTTATTCCATCTAATGGCAGCATTAACAGCGCCTAAACGACCAAAAGTTAAATCTACATCAACATCTGCTTTGTCGCTGTTTAGCGTAATATTATCACCAACAGTTAAATTGTTAGGAATACTTGTGTCACCAACATTGTCTAACAATATAAATTCATTAACTACTGTGCCATTACCACCATACCAAGGCACACCAGTGCCTGGACTTGCTCCATTATATTGACGCACATAAATTTGTCCTCCACTGTTGGTGAGTCCAGAATTATCACCTGTGGCAATTTCTAAATAACCTAGATCATCACCTGTTGATCCTGCACCAATAAACCAAGGATCGTTTTGACTACTTCTGCCTCTAATACCATATTGAGGATGAGCATCAGCAGATTGTTCTTCAAATGTTATAAATGGTTGTGTTGCCGCTGTGGCTTGACCGTTTAAATTAATGTTACCGCCATTAACAGTTAAATCATGTTCAATAGTAGTTACACCTGTGGCGGCACCAATGTTAACTGCTGTAGCCGCACCAAAAGCGTCAATTGTTAATGCGTTAGTGTCAAACACTCTAGCCGCTGTCTTTGTTGTTGTTATATCTGCTACTAGTCCAGTGTTGTCACCATTAACTGCTAGATCGCCTTTGACCACTGTAGTAGCACTTCTAATTGTTGTTGTGCCCGCACCTGCTACAGCACCATCTACACCAATGGTTATATTAGTGGCTGCACCAAATGCGTTGACAGTTGTTGCCACTGTGTTAAATACTGCCTGTGTAGTATTAATACCTACAATGGTTTCTGGTTTGATAACAACTTTGCTGCCGCCTGTTGGACTACCAATGTTGACTTCAATGTCAGCACTATTACCAAGGTTAATTCTAGTTGCTACTGTATTGAATACATTTTGTGTTGCGGCAATACCTACTAAATTTTCTGATTTGACAACAACTGTGCTACCACCTGTTGCGCTACCTAAATTAAGTGCTGTGTTAGCACCATTGCCAATATTAACTGTAGTTGCTGTGGTGTTGAATAAACTTGCAGTTGTTTGAGTAGTTGTTATATCACCACCATTAACTGCTAAGTCACCTGGTAATGTTGCTTGTGCGGATGTAAAACTACCAACTGAAACAAATGGACCCAGTGTATTATTATTAATATTTGTATTAAGAGTAATAATAGGAGCACTAGCATTCCAACTTGCGGCAATAGTTGCTAGTTGATTTGTTACCTGTGTATTGCTGTCTAATTGAAAAGCAATACCAGTTCCATCACCTGTGGTATAAGTTGATGTTGTGTAATCTTTTCTAGCAAAAATAGCATTGTTAACGCCTGGACTATTGTTTTCATAAACGGCTGTTAAACGATCGGCACCCGCACTGGCTGAAATAGTGCTGTTAGCAGTCCACGCACTACCATCCCAATATAATACTTGACCTCTGGCTGTGCCATCTGGAATGTTGTCTGCTACTGTTGAAATAGTAATAGTATTAGCATCTGTTCTAACAATGCCGATGTTAGTGCCTGCGGCAAACTTAACACTATCAGTAAAACCTGCTGTGTTAGCCAATGTTAGGTTAGCACCACCTGTGGCTGTTGTTGCACTAATGTTATAATCAGCACCAGGAATAGCACTGACATCACTCCAATACAAATTGCCGTTACCGTCTGTGGCTAAAACTTGGAATGTTGTGCCGTCTGGACTTGGAAATGTATAGTTTGGTAAACTCAGTGTGCTTTGTAGTGTTACTTCACCTACAAGCAATGTGTTGCCTTGAACAGTTAAGTTACCGCCTACATTCAAATTTCCTGTGACGCTGCCTGCTCCTGCATTGGGAACACTTAGTCCTGAGGCGTTATACAGAGTGGTAAAGTTACTTGAACTTACTTCACCCGTATTCACCGTTGATTCATATAAACTTGGCATTGTTGTCGTCCTTACTTAATGTTATATTGGCGATACTGTCTTGGTTGCCAAATGCTGGATAATCTAGTGTGTCCGCCACTCCATTTACCCAAGTTGTTTTGATCCGTTACAGCATCCCAAGCAAGTCTAAACTTTGTTTCATAAGTGCCTGCATCTGCTTCATTGTGACGCTTGATATAGTATTCGCGCAGAGTTGAGTAAATGTAACCTTCTGGCCAAGTTTGTAATACTGGATTTGTTTGAGTGTTTAAGTCTGTTAGTTTGATGTTGGTAATATTACCTGTTGTTGGTATTGTGCCACCTGTGACTGTTACTGTTAATTGTGTTGAACTATCTACACTAACAACTGTGATAATACCGCCGTTGCTGATAGTTCCAGTGCCGTCTACTGCTGTTAGTCTATCACCACTGACTACACCAGCAGTATCTACCAAGTTAGTAAGAACCACTGTCCAAGGACTTGACGCACCAGTTACTGAAAATACTGTGCCTGTAGCACTAACCAAAATATCTGCTACTGGGCTAAACAAGATTGGCCATGCTTTGTAGTAATACATGTTAATCAAGTCACCTGCAGAAGCATATGGTAAAAACTTATACTTCTGTGCTACTTCACTGAACTTACCGCGGATAACTGCGGGCACATTAACTGGACTTAGATACAACTGAGCAATCATGCCCTGTGTAATAATATCTCTGTCACCAATACGGTCATAGACAATCCATGGACCTGTTTGACTGCTTGCGCCTTCACCTGGAGGACTTTGGAATACTACTTCGCCACTTACTGTGGCTGTGTTAACAGCACTTAGTGTTATTACTAATCCAGTAACACTGACAATAGTAGCACCCGGAGCAATACCAGTGCCTGTGACTAAAAATCCTGCGCCTAATGGTCTACTTGTTGCGGCTGCTAGTGTAATAGTTGATTGACCACTTGTGCCTGTTGCTGTTGCTGTAGTTAGATATTGAATACCTTGTTTGAAAAACAAGATTGGTTTATTCATATCACCAGGAATTGGAATACCACCCTCAGCATCTACAACACCAATGTATTGTGGATCATAAGGATCACTACGCAATGCTGGTAACTCAATGTTACGCATTGATAACTCACCAAGGAAAATACATTGCTTGATTTCTGCTGTGTTTGTGCTGCCTGTAAAGTCTTTGATATAATCTACAAGCGCATCGGCTGTGGGAACGGTAAACATGGATTAATGTCCTCGGAAATATTTTTTCTCACCCTTTTTCGTTGGGTAAGCAACTGCAACTGGAATAGGTAGTTTACCACCTGGGTAGCAAACATACTCTGGGTATTCTGTTTCAACTACACGATAAAACTGCGCTTTAAGTGTTCTGTCATTTTTAAGTGCATTCCATGGAATACCATCAAAGTATTGATCACTGATACGAACTGCAATAACTGTGGGCAAGTCCATCCATTTGAATGATAACTTGCCATCATCGCCTATTGGTGCCATTGGATCTGGAACACCTGCTTCAGCGGCAGTTCTATAGTTTCTAACTGCTTGTTTAATTGCTTCTGTGTTTTGCTGTTCTCGTTTGATGTAAAACTTACCATCTTCACGACCAGTAGTAACAATGATATTACCACTTTTGTTTGCGGCTGTTCTTGTCCAATCGCCTTTCATACTGCGATACAAGTCATCGTTTTGAAGTAGTTTGTCTGCTACACCATTGTGGCTGGTAACAACACCACCATGATCCTGGCGGTAATAGTTTAAGTCTTTTTCTGGATCGCTGTCGTCCAGATATTCAGGTTGATTGTTGCTCATAGTATTATTTAGCGTTTCTAAAGTCAGTAGAAAAGGCTCCGAAGAGCCTTTTCATATTACATTAATTCAATTAAGAATTAAGGAGTAACATCACCAGGGCCAATGTTAGTGCGGCTTACATAAGCGGCATTACGAGCACCAGGTAAACTTGCTTGTGCGGCTGTGCCAGCAACGATGTTGTTTAGAACACCTACGCCTGCTGGGTTACGAACAATCAAAGTTCCTTCCATGATGAACTGGTCTAAACTAGCATCAGCATTGCTGAATACTTCGTTGTTAGGACCTAGGTCACGCAAACTACCCCACTGAACAACATCTTCATTCAAGAAGTAAATTGCGTTAGCGTTTACGCTGTCCATGATCCAAGAATCAAAGATTTCGTATGTGTAGTTGAAGTCGCCTTCATAAGTTTGAATTGTGTCACCACGAGCACTATCAACACGGTTGATACCACGACTCTGAGGCATGTTGTCACTTAGACTTGTGCGTAGACTTGTTGGAGCAACTACTGTGCGGATTTTTGCGTTGTAACGCTGTTCAGCAACTGTTACCAATTGCTTGTATAGCGCAGGGCTAAACAATTGGTTAGTAAATGAACCGCTTAGGAAAGAACTACCATTTGCGTAAACGCGGAAAGCGTTACTTGCTTGAACTGCCACATCGGTGTCTTCATTGTTAACGAAAGTGTCAACACCAGTTAGTGAACCAGAACCTGCGGCTGGGTTAATAGAAATTGTGCCAGCGAAAGAGTTCAATGAACCCATACGACGACCAGTTTGACCACTTGGCAAGCCAGAGGCTGTTCCTGTTTGACCAGCATACTTTGTGCCGATTTGGTCTGCGCGAACTAATTGTAATTCAACATCAAACATCAATTCAATCAATTGCTTGACTTCTTGATATGCTTGTGGATCACCACCAGCCTGCATAACTGCGCGAGCAGTTCCAGAACTAGCAATAGTTGTGCTGAAAATCTGTGTGTAGTTACCTAAGTTGTAACGACTGTTAGATTCTGCGTTTGCTGTAGAAACAGCGGCACCTTCAACCTGGGCTTGAACGCCAGGTGTGCGATAAATGTCATCAGTCCACAATGGTAATGTGCTGTTAACTTTACGCTTTTTACTCATACACATGTTTAGAACAGGTGTATCATCTTTAACGCGATTGGACACATCTAGGTCCAAATCTTTGACAACGATATCCGCACCGTATGCTGTGGTTCCGTTACCAATTTGACTTGTTGTAATTTCTGCCATGTTAGGCTCCTATAAAATTATTTCCTACCGCCTCGAATACTCTGTAGTCGTTGCATTAGTAGGTTGTCACCGGCTTTTTTATCACCGGACTTGGCTTGTTCACGAAGTTTCTCAATGTTATCATTTGAACCTTTGTTAGTGTTGGAACTTCCTTTGCGCTGTGTTAACTGCGCCATACTTGCACCAGCAGTTTTAGTTGAGGGCTTATCGCGATAGCGTAATCCATCTCTAACTAAACTTAACAATGCCTCATCGCCTGCGATAAGATCAATGTTTGGAATACCAGGCACTACTTCGCGTCTTGAGCCAGGATATGCTTTTTCAATCTTCTCACGAAGTTCGTTGTATACATACTCGTTTTTTAGTTCCTTATCCTGGAAATTTTTACGAGCAGTAGTCAAAGCCTCACCTACTTGCTGACTGCGAATTTGTTTGAACTGTTCTACGGCAGGCTGCAAACGATTAATGCTCTTTTGTTGCTGTCGTATATACTGTTCATTCTGTGCCATGTTTGCTTGGATCCTTGCGATATCCGCAGGGTTCGTCGCACGAGCCAACTGTTGTTGAAATGTATTTTGATAATTTTGTGTTTTAACAATTTCATCAAATGCTTTTTTCAACTTGGGTTGAACCGTAAATTCCATTGCTAGCGTAAGTTGATCTTGGCGTTGTTTTGCTTCATTAACATATTCGTCAAATTCTGCTCGTTCCACTTTCAACTGTCTTGCTTCTTCGTGTATTGCTGATCCTTGACCAAGAATAGATGCGGCTTTCTTAGCATCGATAACAACTTCTTTGCCATTCTTCATAAATTTGAATTTGGCATTTGGGTTCGATTCCGCGAACTCAATAAAGTCAATTAACTCATCTGCTGTAGAATTACTAGTGTCAGTGCTTACCTCTTCAGGGGCGGCTGCTTCGTAATTGTCGCTGTCATAATCTTCGTTGTTGGTATCACCAACTTCGGCTCCTTCATTGGGCGCCACAGAGGCTGAATCTGCTGCCGCATCATCTACTCCTGTTGCAGTTTGTTCGGTTTGCTGTCTAATTAGGTTACGCTGTGTGTTTTCACGCATAGCGGTCATTTTAGACGCAATACTATCCAAACTTGGGACTGCACTTTGATTAGTGACCGCACCTGTATCGGTGTTAGGACTTATCGTTGTTTCCATTTATTTTCCTTATTAAGTATTGGGCACTTGTTCAGTGTTACCAATACGGTTTTTTAAGTAAACAGCCCTCTTTAGGCTATTCACAAAATCATCAATGCCTGTTAACTCATTGCTTATGGCAACTCGTCTAGCATTGTCGTCTGGTTGATGACTGCGAATGGACGCTAATTCATCAGCGAGACTAAACTTAAAATGATGAACAAACATTGCTAAATCTTTGTTCTTCAATAATGCTTCAGCAAGACTACCATAGTGTCTAACTTGGTCTTTTTGACTTGTTGTTAGTTTACTGGGTTGACTCAAGTCAACTGTTAGTCTGCTGTTGTAAAAATCTATCGTATTATTATCTATCATATGCTATTCTATTATGTGTTTATTTAGCGTTATGAATAAACCTTTGGCTCGCCCATGGCCATGGCCATAAAGTCAAGTTGCGACTCAGCATCCTCACCAGCAACTTCTGCGGCAATCTGTTGTGCTCTAACCTGTGCCAATTCAGCATCAGCCAAATACTTCTTGTCTTGTGCGTTAGGTTGTTTGTTCTTTTGTGCTTCTTGTGCTTGTGCCATCATCTTAGCAATTTCTTCATCGCTAGGCAAGTAAACATCACAGTCTTTGACACTTAAAGTATACAATGTATCAGCATAAGGCTTTTTAATTTTCTTATACATCTCAGGTGTCATAACACCTTGTTGAACCATGTTTTGAACAGTTTGCATTAGTCCAGTTTGACACTTTTGAATAATTTGTAATCTGTTTAGTGCGTTTTCTTCACTCATCATACCTAGAGCAAGTTCTAAATTTAATTGCTTACGGTCTGTCATTGAAGTCATTTCATCCCATGACACATAGTCCATGAACTCTGGCTTCTTGTCTGTTCTACAAGTGCCTGCTAATTTCTTAACACCAAAGTCGTCACCGTATTGAATCAATGTGCGCCATATCAAATACAATGATTCTTTTAATCCTTCTGCGGCATTACGAACTGTGTTGTCTTGAATGATTTGGTTTGGTGTCAATGCCATTTGTAGTTTAACACCTGAATTACCAGCACTCATAACTTCTGGATTGAATACATCCTGAGGTGTAGTCATACCAATCATGGCCATTGTATCTTTTTGTATGCGATTCATACTTGTTTCCAAGAAGTTTAAGTTACCACTTGGAGGAGGAATTTGGTAAATGTCTTTGGCTGGATCAAACTTTGAATCTAAAATAAAGATAGCGGCTTCGCCATCCTGTAGCATTTCAAAGTCTAACTTGTCTGGCTTAACACCAATACGAGGAGTTGCTGTTAGCAAGCCCAATTGGATTTCAGCACGAGCCGCTGATGTTGAGTATTCCTGCATTGGAATAACTGACTCAGCAATACTCATTCCGTAGAAGTTGCCTGGTAGTGGTTTTGGACACATGTTAGCCACAGGAATAAATTCTACTTCTCTGGCACTGATAATATATGAACCACTGTAGATTAATTCTACTAGTTCCATTTCACCATCACCGTCAATGTCATACTTGTTCCATACTGTGACAATACTTACTTGTCTTGAATCTGGATCTGCTGAAGCGGCACTACTAACTGGAATACCCATAACTGGCACTGAATCACGAGCGTGAATAGCCAAGTTGTTTAATACGCTACCTGCTTGATACGCACCATTCATGTTGTATTCAGCAAACTGTCTAAAGTTTTCTAAGTCACCATTTAAGTCTGGATATAACTCAACTGCTTCTTGAATAGTCATTGGATCATAGTAACCACAGAATGGTTGATCCTTCATTTCAGGCACAGTAGGATCGCAGATCCAATAGTGTTGAGCAATAGGGTGAAACTTGATGTTAATGTTGTAGCCAGTTACTTTATATTTGGCTTTGTAAATTGTGTTGCGAGACATTGCTGAAGCAATGATTTCTTCTTGACCAGTGACTTGGCTGTTTAATACTTGTGCTTGTCCTGAAGCCAATTCTGCGTAGTTGTCTTCGTCATCCATGTTACGCATACTTTCAATATGCTTGTCCATTAACTCATTGCTGAGTTCTTGTTTTTGTGCTTCCAATAATTGTTTGATCTCAGCCATGGCCTTGTCCATCATTACATTTATTTGGCGTTTGCTCTGTCGTAATGTTGTTAGTCCTGATTCAGCGGCTTGTAGTTCAAATGCTTTTAGTTGTTCATTGGTGCCCTGTGTTTCTACATAACGAGTAACAAGTTCACGCACTGGCTTGATCATCATCATACCATTCTTGTGCATACAAGCATCCATGACCCAACGCTCTAGAATAAAGTGAGGATCATTCATTTGGTTAACAACTTTGCTGACCATGTTAGTTGCTTGTCTTGCGGCTTCTTCGTCAAACTCACCATCTGCTACGAATTCAAAGTTGATTTCGCCATTGGGCATAAGTCCTTTGGCAATAACTGCTGTGGCATAATCAACGATGGGTTTAACAGTGGGGTGAATATAGTCAATGCCGTTTACAGGAGCAGTTGAATCTGTAACTGCTAGACAGAGGTAGTGGTAATCGCTGGCTCTGTTAACAGCGTTCTTTGTGCCTAAATAGCGCAAGTAACTTGCCATTTTGACATCCATTTGATTTTTCATACGCACAAAAGTAGCATTAATCTTTTTGTTTTGATTAATGTCTTGCACGGGAATATTTTTAATATCTAGCATTGTTGTTTAGCCCTTTAGATAGTATTATTTAGCGTTTTCTTTAGTAGGCTCTTTAGGCTCTTTAGGCTCTTTAGGCTTTTCTTCCTTATGATCCCGCTTGCCAAATATAGCGTCCCAGTTGTCGCGTATCTTTTTGACATCTTCTCGACGACGATTGCTGCCTTTAGACATTAGTTTTCTCCGGGTAATATTATTCTAGGACGATTTAGTTCATCTTGTAGGTTGCAAGCCATGCAAGTATGACCGTCATGATCCTCATCTTCCATCTCTATAATGGTATGTGGTGTCATTGCTGTGCAAGCGGCTATTTCAAAATTCTTGGCATGCTTTTCGCATAATATCATTGTGTTATTTTCAATAGCACATATAAATTTAGGCTGGGTCATGTGGTTTCTTCCATGCTGGTTTATTACTGTAATCTTTGATGACATATCTGTCACGCTGTGCTCTCATTCTGTCTGCTGGTGTTTTATTATCCCAGGGCTCGGCGATTCCTTGTAAGCAAGCCAACAAAGCATACCTTGCTGAGTCTATGCAATCATCGGGGTCGCTGAAACGACCTTTTTCATCTACGAAATAATTCTGTGCTTCATTAATGAAGTTGGTGCAATTCTCATTGACCATTAAACTACCTACTTCTAACATTTGTCGCATTTGGTTGATACCATATGCTTTGTGGTTAGTAATGCGACCTTGATTGTCGGCGGGATTCATAATTGCTTTTTCATAAACATTAAGTTCGTATTGTTCGAATAGTTCTCTAATACTATTACTGCTCATAGTGTATCTTCCTTGTGTGCTGGCATCAGCAGGTAATACAATAGGAGTGCCAAATACTTCTGGACGAAGCAAGTGATTTATATATTGAGTGGGCACAGCCTCTTCAATTCCTTGAACAACTATTTGTCTGTGTAGAAAAGCAGTTCGTTCATATGGATCCCAATACATTAATGATATCACCGTTTTATCATTTACTAAACCCAAGTCCAGTGCTATAACTCTATGTATGTTCATCATACGAGTAAAGTCATATTCACCAGATTTATACAATGGCCAGTTGCCCAATTGGAATACTGCGCCTTTGCCCATAACTGGTTTACCAGCAATACGGGCTTCTCGTTCATGTGGTAGATAATCTTTTTCTAACTGTCGTCTTGTAGCGGCAAGTAGAAATGGTTCTCCCCATGGACTATACTCTGGAACATCATCCCATGACACACGAATGTATTCATAGCCTTCTTCGTTGTTCCAAAACTTACTTACAAGTCCGTTAAGACCCTTGAGCGGTGTAAACGAACATAGAACTTTACCCTGCGTGGTAGCAGTTCGCGTAACAATCTCACTGAAAAAGTCGTCGGGTGGTTGTTCATCAAATACTGCTAGGTTAAGTTTGAAACCTTGGAGTTGGCGAACTTCCTGAGTGTAGTTAGCAAATAGTAGATAACTATTGCTACCACTAGTATGTTTAATTTCACAGCCAATGTTATTAGCACCATCATTACGCATAGTGTCAGTGACAATGCAATTACGAGGTATAGCACCTGTGCCAAGATTTTCTGTAATTTTAACATCCTGTGTTCCTAGTAATTCATTTTGTAATACCAATGCGACCTGACTCCAACCCTCTCCGGCTACCATGGCAGTGATAGGTGTTGTGAATCTATAACCTTCCCACCAATCCGGATATAATCCAGTTAAGTGCATGGCAGTTTCATAACAAGTGCTAACTGTTTTACCAACCCTGTTGGCAGCAAGTATTCCTCTACGATCACTACCACCTGTTTTGAAAAACTGCTTTTGATGTTCAAACGGTCTAAAGTATTTAAGTTGATTGAACTTCATATCGTCGGCTACTACAATACTTAAATCCATTAACTGTGTTTTTAATGGACCAGGTATTGTTTTAATTGCTTCAATGGTTAGATCATGTTCATCTACTGCCCAACGCAATGCTCTGGACATTAATACATCATTGCCCAGCATTACATTTGCCTTAGTTTATTGGCTGCTAGTTTTGTTTGAAGATAATCAACAAACTGTTCAATTTCTTCTGTGCAGAGAATCAAATGTATGTTTAGATCTTCTTCATCATCTGTGTTTAATCTAAAATGTAGTTCAAACTCGTCAGGACCAGTCCAAACTCCGCCTATGTCTACTGCGCTTGTTTCATTATGAGTTAGGTTAAACATTGTTTAATCTTTCTTTAACAGTATAAATGTCTAATATTGCTCTAGCCATGTGTGCTAGTTCGTCAGGGTGCATCTTCCAAGTAGTTGGACTGTCTAAGTCTACACCATCACGCTTGTCTAATCCTGCTTGTAAGCGTTCTGTTAACAAGCGTAGTATGTGTTCTAATTGGCCGGGAAACTTTTCAGCAAAAGCCACTCTATGTGACGCATTGACTTTTTGCATTATCATTGTGTCACTGACTTTTGCCTGCTCAGTAGCGCGACGGATTTCTGCGTCGCGGGCTGTCATTTGTCTAAGTCCCAAACATTGGTAAGAACATTATCACCAAGACTGATAAACTCTCTGTCAATCCATGTGTCCCATTGATTGCTGTTGTTTACTTTGAAACTCTGCATCAGCGCACGAAGTTTACGACCCTGTGGTGTTAATGTGCCATCATTGCGAACAACTGTTTGTTCACCTGTTCTTGGATCAACCCATTTGATAATCTCAGGACGCTCACGACCATACTTGTCTAGTTTGATACCATGTGGGCGTTGATCAATTGGTCCAACGATTTCATAACTGATTTCACCTGTTTTGTATTTGCGAAAGTATACACTTACTTTCTTATCCTGCATTCTATATTCAAAGTCAGTGTGTGGGATAGCGTTGCTGACAAAGATGTTTTGCATTTGATTTGAGTCTGGTAAATGCTTGTCTCTGGTTGGCACTGGTTTTAATTCTTCTACTGGAACTAGTTCAGTTCTATCAATGTATGGATTGTCTCCGCCTAAGAACTTTGGGTCAACTTCTTCACCATTTAATACATCCATGGCTACTTGATACTTTAGTTTATTGGCACGACCTTTTAAGTTTAGGACAATCCCCGTTTCATCAAATACAAATCTCTCAAGTTCTTTGGCCGTGGGAAAGTCAGTCATTAGACCTTCTAAATCAAAGTCAGCATTGCTAGTTGACTTAGGCACTATGCCAGCAACTTGTTCGGCTACTTCAATTATTTCTTCGGATGTTGGGGATGCAGATTCGTCCCAGGGATTCTCCACCTGTGCTGTTGCAGGTGGACTTAGTTTTTTGCTCATTTCTATTCCTTAATTTTCTATGCTATAGTAAGACTATTGTCCTACTGTGTTATTTAGTATGGACTGGTAGCACCTAGAGCACCTGTTCTACTATTTGTAGATCTAGGTGTGCTCTTTGGCTTAACTGGTTTGCGTGGTGCTGGTGGTTTAATCATCTTTGGCTCTTTTGCTGGGGCTTTATGCTTGGGCTTAGCCTTGGACATTATGGGTTTTTTAGTAGGCATCAAAACTTATACCTTTACCGCCTTTGCCGCCACCCGGAGTGTATCCACCACCGCCGCCGCTACCTGGATATTGTCCGCCAGGCATTTGCATCTTTTCAATTTGACTAAATGCTTCATTCATACCATCAATACTTTTACGCATTTGTTGATAGTATTGCTGATTGTCTTGACCTTGTGGCATTTGGCCCATGGGCGGTTGTTGGTAACCTGGTTGCGGATCATCAATTTCAAGGGCTGGTCCACTCCAATAGCCAGGCTCTGGCATTTTAAATTCACCCGTTTGTGGTCCAAACAAATTATTGCCAATCACATTAGCACCAATGGTGCCTAGGTTACTACCGCCTGTAGCACGATTAATGCTTGGAGCGATAGTATTGCTTAATAGGTTACTAAAAAGTCCAGCACCCATGATTACTTCTTATACTTGGCGGGCAACTTGCTGCCATTAGCAGTTGGGTTGGCTGCTTTACCAGTTGTGCTGTGTAAGCCTTCTAATGCAGGATTAGTTTTACCTGCTTGTCCGCGTCCACGCATTTCAAGTGCGTCTGTGATCATACTGGCTAACTTAGACTTCTCACCTGAACTTGCGCTTTTCTCTGCTACATATGTGTCACGCTTTTTCATTGTGCCAGCATTGCCTGTAGTAGGTCCACGCTTTTGGTTAATCTCTTTGTTACCTTGTGGGTTAGTTGATTTCATTTTGTTTTCCTTTTATACTAATTGTATTGGTGGTAATTCTTGTAATATCACTCTTACATTTGATATTTGTGCAGGACAACTAAATGTATCGCTACCTGCTGGCGGAAATACAACTAATTTAACTTCAGTGGCTCCTGCTTCATGTGTTGGAATAAACATAGTTTGCAATGGAGTATTAACTGCGGCAATATCTCCTGAAGCAGTTGTATTTGGTAATACTGCTCCTGTAGAATCGCACCATGCATAAGTTGCTCCTGCTACATTACAATTCAATGTTGCTGATAATATGTATGGAATATTGGCATCGTATAAATTAAATCCAGCAAATGGTTGTCCTTCAACGGGTCCTTCTGGAATAATACTTGTGCCATTAGATTCATTAATGTTATAAAACAATACATCTGTTGCGCCGAGTCCTTGATAAAATGGAACTCCATCTACGCCTTCTCTCCAACTATCAGTATATTCTACAGTAAATAAATTTTGTGTTTCAGTATTTGGAGTTGCTGATACAACTGCTATAATGTTTGCCATAATATTTTTCCTTTATCCTACTAATGTTACTGGGGTAACATATACTGCTACCGAACTGGCTGCGCTGGCTGCATAATAAACTGTTTGAAAGGCTTTACTACCTATCACTTGAATAAATTCTGTTTGGCCTGGACCAATTACTGTGCCTGCTGTGGCCACTGATAAAACTGTTAACTGTGCGTTAAAAAACACAGGAACTGTTGCGCTGGTGTTTGTTACCTTTAAGAACAATGGTGTTTGTCCGCCACTTAAATTGCCAGTTACTTCTGCTGTAGTAACATCACCAGTTGCTGGTGTTGAATCAGCGGTTACTGTAATTACTGGACCGGCTAATTGATATGCGCTCATCGTTGATTCCCTTTAGTTGGACCACGACCCATGTTGATACTGTTTTCGTTGCCCTTGTAATTTTGTGTGGCTTTTGGATCCCATGCTCTTGTAGTAGCAAAGCGTCCGCCACCACTGGTGCGAACTTGATCGCCACGATTGATGTTGTCACGCACTGAACCTTGTGCTGGTAATGTAGGCACTACTCTAGCATCTGGATATGTTCCATTGTCATCACTTTTGTTACCAACAGTTGGTCCACGACCTTTGTTAATTAGCGCATCGCAGTTACCATGTTGATTCATGTTACCTGCAAATCTGTTTGTGCCGCGACTAAAGCCGGGACCTGCCGCGCCAGTTGCTGGGTTTACTTTTTCAAATTTCATTTTGATTTCCTTTAATTAGCCTCTTTAGCGGCATAGTATTATTTAGCGTTTTCAATGCCAGCCAATTTACTCAATGCGTCAGCAAAGGCTAATTTTTTGGCTTCAACAGCGTCTGCGCTGTCTGTTACTTCAATCTTTGCCAAAGTATTCATTACTTTGTTTAGGATCAAATTGTGATACTTTAGCAACAACTGTTTATCATCGCTGTCTCTGGCTGCTAAAAAGTCTTGAACTAATATCGCTTCGTAGTCCTGTCCTTTAGTTTGACTTTGGACTTGTGCTAACAATCCTTCAATGGTGATGTGGCTTTTACTGCCAGGCTTACGCCCAGCACCAGGACGAGCACCGCCGTTCTTGCCTTTTTTCTTTTCTATTGTTTGTGTCTTTTCCATACTATTATTTATTTGTAAATTTAGTTGTTAAATACTTCATTTAAAGGAACTGTAATGCATTATACTTGGACAAAATGTAGCACCGCTGACAGCGGAGACTTAATGGCACTTAGCCTAATGGTTGAATTCGAAGTTAATAAAATATTCGACTTTAATCCTAATGTTCTAGCACATAACATCGTGTTAGGCTTGGTAAATCAATATTATACTGGCAGTAGTGATCTTATCTGTGGCGTTAGAGACAAAGATAATAAACTAATAGCCTATACATGGTGTAAAACTGGAGAAACTACCATATGGAGCACTGAACGAGTTATGAGTGTCCGCATGGCGCATGTTGATCCTAGTCTAAGTTCACGCACACGCATAAAATTACTGTCAGACATGTTAGATATTTGGCAAAGATTTGCACAACTAACTAACACACCTGTTATTGCCAGTAGCACATTACGCAATGAGCAACAAGCATTTCTAAAACTACACCAAAGAGCAGGCTATATTATTAAAGGTAGCACCGCATACTTACGAGTAGACTTATCACATAAGCCCACTACACTATTTGATAACCCGACACAAGCCACTCCTGCCAATTAGTTGATACCTAGAGTAGAAAGACGCAAAATGACTCTAGTTCTTGATGGGGTTCTGGCGTCTTAACTTTACTCCAATGTTGATCTATACATCCAAATATGCTTTTCCAATGCTAGGACACGGTCCTGTGCGTAGTTAGCAATTTGGTCTTGTTCTTCTTCTGTGGCAATAACAATAAGTTCTCTGTGCTCAGTGACTAGATACTCTAAGTCTTCCATACCTGCGGCAATAAGTTCATCTGCTGTGCCTTCAATGGCACCAGTGTCTAAGTTACTGTTGTCTAATATCTCTTGTATGTCGCAGGGCATGAACTCTTGTAATGTGCGTAGTAGTTCACCTAATACATCAATCTGTGCTTGTAAGTCTTCGTAGGTCTTTTGTAGCAACTTGTGGTCACTGGCAAAGTTACGCCCTGTTACATTGGCATGTGCGGCATGACTTCTAAAGTATGCGACAAAGTTGTCATTGAATATTTGTGTTAGTGCTTCTGCTGTGGTCATATTATCTATCTATAGTTGGTTGCATCATTCTGCGTTTACGCAATTCTTCTTCTTCGTTAGTATTTAAACCGCCGGAATACATTGCCATGCCTGGTCCAATGCTGCCTTTAGCCAAATTGCCTGCACCTTGTAATACTTTATTGGCAGCAAGTGCTCGCATACGACTCATAATGCTGGGACTACTTGGTGCTGGTGCGGCTGCGGGCATACCTGGCATTGCTGTAGGTGCTACTGGTCCTGCTGATGGCACGCCTGGCATTGCTGTAGGTGCTACTGGAGCCACTGTGGGTAATGGTGCTCTCATTTGTGGAACATTTTGTGTTGGCACATTGTAAGTGGCTGAGGGATTAATTGGACGCATAGCAGATCCTGCTTGCTGTGCCATTTTTTGTGCATTGCGCTGTGCAATACCTTGTTCACTGGCTAACTTAGCATCAGCAAGTGCTTTGGCTGCTTCAGCACTTGCGTTCCAAGCACCATATAATTTACTACCACCCACTGCGGCAGCGGCAGCACCAGCGGCTGGTAATACATAAGGAGCAACTGCTAGTCCTGCTGTTGTGCCTATTGCTTCAGCACTTGTTCCGACTTCATTAATCTTTGTTTGAGGAGCAGGAGGTTCACCAACATCTACTACTGGTGCTGTTGGTTGTTTTTTCTTTTCTGCTTCAGCCTGTAGATAAGCATTGATCTCATCATCACTGTAACCTTCTGCTTTGGCTGCTTCACGATCAAATGCCATATTGTTTCCTTAATTAAAACTGCCTAGAGGCCTACGAGCGGCTTTCTTAGCATACTCTGTTCCATAGTCCCAACTTGAACCTGTCCATGTTGGCACTGGATAATACTTAAACGCATCAACTACTGCACCAGGATTTTTATTACCTGGATTGTGTTTAGCAATGTAGGCAGCACGAGCCGCATAGATACCATCATATGCTTGATTGGCTTGTTTCTCTTGTGCCGCCCATGCTTTGTTTAGTGCATCTGTTTTACGAATCTCAGGATTGTTACTGCGAAAATCATTCTTAGCAATGCTCTTGTCTTTTTCGAACTGATCTCTAGTCATCAATGTTAATCCTGAATACAATGGTTGACGAGCAATGTCCACATTGGCTTCTCTGTTGGCTTTTTGTTCTGCATCACTGACAGCACCTGGACCAGCATTGGCTCGCAATGTCAACGGAGCAATTTGATTATTCAAACCAATCTGTGTATACAACACATCCTTTTGACGCGGTGTTAAATTCAATGCCGCAACACGAGTTGATAAGTCTGCTTGATCCTTAAACTGTCCTGTGATCAAGTCACGCATAATGTTGCCAACTTCGCCACCTTGACTGCCTGACAACAAGCCAGCAATTTCTGGATTGTTTAGAATACCTTCTGGACCACTGACCTGTTCTCTACGAACACGACTGATTGTTTTGCTGGCATCTGCTTTAGGCTGTATCTCTTTTTCAATGTATTCATTGTAACGCTTTTGTTCATCAACATCCACTGCACTTGCGCTTTCACGCTTGAGTTTTGCTTCTGCTTCTGCTTTTTTCATTGCTTCTGGTGTCATGCGTCCTGTTACACTTGTGCCAGGTGCAACTGGTGCAACTGGTGCTACTGCTGTTGGTGCTTG